ATGACAGATATCTACTTTCCGCGCATTCGACCCTGGAACCGGGTTACTTTAAAGGTATACTACTTCATTTGTGATGGTCGTGTGCAAGCTGAAACAACTACCCTTATGGTTCACAAAGATAAGATAGACGACGATGAGTATATTACTAAAGAGGCGCTGGAGAATGTACAGAAGAAGCGTGTCGGTCACGAAAAATTTATGAGAATCTTAGATTCCAATAAGATTCTCATACACTATACTAACTCTGATCGATGGATTTGTATTAAAGATAGAGAAAGTGTTCAGGTTATCGCCGGCGGGCATCGCTCATACGAAATAACCGGCAAAGAGAAAACTTTTCTTGCTCTTGCTGCTGAACCAGTGTAGTATATAATTATGTTCGACAACACCAAACAACGTATAGGTTTTGCATGTAAGTACGTGCACTCTAATCAATCGCTTAAGAAGAAAGAGCTTGAAGAAATTCAGCGTCCTTTCAATACCAAGTCCACAACTGTTGCGTGGCTTAATCGGCAGACTCGCGAAGTAGCCGAACAGCGTCTGTGGGACATCATGGTCCACAACATAAAATCATACCACAACTTGATTTGGTACGTAGGTAATCGTGATCCTGTGTATCGTATGGTACGCCTTGGCAGTGATTGCTTGCCTGTGTACACGCAAGACGATTGGCGTTACTACTGGCAGAAGCCCGACGTGATCGCCTACTGTGAGCGTGAGTTTGCTAAGGTAGGCGAACTTGCTCGCAAGCTTGATGTGCGTTTGTCTATGCATCCTGGTCAGTTTACTGTACTTGCTAGTGACAATCCTGACATTGTTGATCGCAGCGTCGACGAGTTTGAGTATCACATCAACATGGCACGTTGGATGGGCTACGGTCAACAGTGGCAAGACTTCAAGTGCAACGTACACATTTCCGGTCGGCAAGGTCCTGCAGGTATTATTAAAGCACTGTCACGTATGTCACCCGAAGCTAGAAACTGTATCACTATCGAGAACGACGAAAACTCGTGGGGTCTTGATGCATCATTAGAACTTGAGAAACATGTTGCGCTTGTGCTTGACATTCACCATCATTACATTCGCAGTAACGGTGAATACATTCAAGTCAACGACGACCGGGTAAAACGTGTGTTCGACAGTTGGCGTGGTCAACGTCCTGCTATTCACTACAGTGTCAGTCGCGAAGAATACATAGAGTCTATTGATACAAATACGCTGCCAAATTTGCAACTGCTTATGGAGCAAGGTTACAAAAAGCAAAAGCTTCGTGCACACAGTGATTACTACAAAAATACTGCGTGCAATAAATGGGCATTAACATTCTTAGAACACGCAGATATCATGTGCGAGAGCAAGATGAAAAATCTAGCTGTTGAGGATCTTGTTGCGCTTATTTAGGCGGAGTTTCATCTAAATTAGAATTTCTCAAAGTTTCTGCTATGCATGTTTCTATTATGTAGACAGCAGTTAAAAAAGTAGGTTCTTGTCTATTAGGAATTGGGTTTTTCATTAGCCAAATTGATTGAAACTTATATGCATCTATTTCGCCTGCCACGCTACACGAAAATGTACGACCATTAATATATTGCAGATAATGTACAAGTTCATGTACTACAACATCCATTGTAGACCCACTTTCCCAATCAAAATCGTCTAATAAAAATATTGTTCCTTCGTCAGCACTTCTAAAAATGCCTTCTATAGGAAATAGCTTGTCTTCATTTTCTAAGTAAGTATCTAGACCATAAAAGTAAGCACCTAATTGCTCTTGTGTAGCATAAACAATTTTCGGCAATGGCTCGTCGTTATATTCGTAGATAGCAGATTCGTCTATAATCCAATTGATAAGTTCAAGCATTTTAGCTTCTTCTATGCTTTCAGCATATGCCGGCTTTGCTGAAATAAAGGATAATATGAGTAGAGCTAAAGTCGATAAGAAAGTTTTAAACATACAGTATTTAGTGCAAATAAATACTATATAGAAAGGACTGAATATGAAAAATAGCTTATTGCGCTCTATGTATAGCAGTCAGCAGCCTGTACAAAATAAAAATCCAAATCGTGTAATGGGAGGATTACGTGCTCATGGTATGAACAGCTATACTCTTATAGCAGAAGATGGCAGCGAACAAGCAGTACCATCTCAGAGATACGTAGAAACGCTAGAACAAAAAGTTGCAGAACAAAGTAACGTAATTAAAGAAATGCAGAGAAATTTGCAACGAGTAAACCGCAACTTAAACAATTTGAATAATCAAATAAATACAGTAACAAGGAATTCTACATATGACTATTCTGTCTCTAACGGACAACGCTAAGAAAAAAATTGATGAATTATCAGCAGATAATAAATCAGTAAGTCTTAGTATTAAAGGAGGGGGCTGCGCAGGTTTTGAATACAAGTGGGACGTAATTACAGAAGAACAAATAGAGCAAGGTAGTGAAATAATAAAAGCTAATCAAGGACAATTAGTAGTTGATCCAACTAGCGTAATGTTTCTAATGGGAACAGAAATAGACTACGAAACTGCAATATTTGGACAAATGTTTAAAATTACAAATCCAAATGCTGTGTCTGCCTGCGGATGCGGAACAAGTGTAGATTTTGATTTAGAAGCAATGCAAGATTAATCGGAGACAAGCATGTCAAGACAAGATATAGACATAGGTATTGAGGGCAACGACGGTACTGGCGATAGCATTAGAGAAAGTTTTCGTAAGACTAATGAAAACTTCCAGGAACTATATGCAGTATTTGGTCTTGGCGGTCAAATCAGTATTACCAATCTAGACGATATTCCAAATAGTATTACTCCTAGTGCTATACTGTTAGGCAATAGCACTGGCACAGCATATGTTACAACTGTGTTTGGGTCTAACAGTGATCTTGATGTAGGTAATGAGTATTACAACGCTGTTGATAGTATTGTAGTAGATACTGTAACCGAGCCTGGAAAAATAATTCTTCGTAGTAGTTTTGGAAATATACAGGATGACACAAGTCCTGCGCTCGGCGGAGGACTAGATGCACAAAATTTTGCAATAGCAGGTGTAGATGTATCTGACTCAGCTGTTACTGACCTTAATTCTGCACATGCAACTAACTACAATATTGACGATCTTGTGCAATCACGAAAATATGCTGATCGAAGATATGCACCTGCAGATTTACCAATAAGAATCTCAGACGAACCTGTTGACACTTCTGCTTATACAAAAACAATTACGCAATATGTAAACAATAATGTGTATATTGCAAGTCATGGATTTGAACGTAGACAAAATGGTCTACCTTTTGTATTTGCAGCTGACTTTACAGCACCTACTAATCTTGTAGATGGTACAACATATTATATTAGATATGTTAATGAAAATGAAATAGCACTTTTCACTACAGAATCAGATGCTAAATCATTTGACGCAAATGCTTTAGATAATAAAATACTCATCGGCAACGGAGCAGTTGCAGTTGACGATACTCACACGCTACTAGATGCAGCGTACGATGCTACACTTGCTAGTAATTGGTTAAGCACTCAGTCTCTGCCAAGAAAGAGTGTTGTAGTTCGTCAAGGCGACACAATGACTGGTGCATTATATCTGCATGATCATCCCGGTGACTTAGCCGGAAGTTCGTCTTCAGTTGATGATTTGCAAGCTGCTACAAAGTTTTACGTAGACAATATTGCTACACCCAGTACAAGCGTTTTATATGCAAGCCCAACTGGTGATGATTTACAAACAAATGTACCTAATGGAAGGAATGGTTCTAGCGTAGGTTATGCATTTAAAACAATTCAAGCTGCTGCTAATTATGCAGATGAACTTGTAAAATATTCGCAAGAAGTGCCTGGGCCTTATAAGCAAACTGTTTCTCATAGTGATTTTACAACAAATAGTTTAGTTGTCACACGCGGCCTTGTAAGTGAAAACTCAACAAATGCCAACAGCGTAATAGATACAAATAAAAAATATTTAGTAGCAGAATTAAAAGGATTTACAGAGTTTGCATATCCAAATTATTCTTTTGACGAATTAACTTTTACTGCTGACCTTACTACATTAATAGACAGCATAAGATTTGATGTTAATAAAGGTAACACAGCAAACGCTCTTACAAAAAGATTTGCTCAAAAGTATTACAGTTCTCAAGAAGGAAGAATTAAGATATCTTCTTTCTTAACCGAAAACACTGCTATTGTAGATAAATTATACGAAATAATTAACGAAAGTATTTTTGAAAATCAAGGATACAAACAAAGATTTATTGATAGTATAACAAAAAGTGTAGGCAATACACCTGGTGTTGTTACTACTAGTACTAATCATAATCTAGCTGATGGAAATATTGTTAGGTTTTTTGATATACCCGGTATGCATGAACTAGAAGGTACATATGCTTATGTAAAAGTAGTTTCTGCAACAACCTTTGAATTATATGCAGATAGTGGTCTAAATACAATTGTTGATTCTAGTGCTTACAGTGATTACGAAGTCGACAGTACTTTAGGTAAATTAGAACTACATTATCAACAATATCATAGCCAGAACAAATCCGGAGCTAATGTAAATTCAACAGAACCTGCTGCGATTGTTTCTATACAAAGTCTAATTGATTTAGTAAAAGACATTTGGGCTAATGGACCAGATTCTGGTCAAGATATTGTATATGGTGAAAAATACATAATTAGCGTTACAGCAGATATTAATGGTTTAGTAGATCAAACAGATTCTGCTAATATTGACGCATTACCTAGTAAAATTATTAGAGGTAAATCAAGTGGAGCTTTAGGCATAATTACAAGCTTTGCAGCAGATGATCCTAATAACGAAACTGACTTTTACTTAAATATGCTACTGCCTATTGATTTTTATGTAGATGAAGAAATAGAACTAGGATATCAATCTAGAGCAAAAGAAGTAAGCATACTTGTCGAAAGCGGTACTTATGAAGAAGATTATCCAATTAAGCTTCCACAAAACACAAGTATAATCGGAGATGAATTTAGAAGAGTTTTAGTTAAGCCTAAAGCAAGATTAAGTCAAAGTCCACATGCAGATGTTTATTTCTATAGAGATTCTTCTTTTGATAGTATTACCTTAAATTCAACCGGCAATATTTACACAGATCAAAATGGTAATCAAAAAGGTAGACTTGGAAATCATTATCTTCAATATCCTGATCGAGCACTAAACTTAGGACCTGTTGTAACAAATGTAGGTAGCTATACTGAAGCAGCTCATATACTAACTCACAACAAAAATTATTTAATAGAAGAATCTATTGCATTTATGAATGCAGCTAATACAGACTTCGGAGTAACATTTAACGAAGCTGTATTTAGAGCTGACTACGATAAACTCCTTACTGCCTTAATTAATGACTTAACCTTTGGTGGCGAAAGTAATAGTTTAGAAATACAAAGTGACTACTTTTTAGCATTAGATACTGATGATCCATTAACAAAATTTGGAGACTCGTCTTCTGAACGAGCAGTAAAAGCTTCTTTAGAAAACTTATCTACTATAATTACAAACTTATTTGCAGGATCTGCATCAAGTGCAACAGACGCCGTATATACTTCGTATACTCAAGGAAGCACCGCGGTTACAAATATAGTTTTACCTAATACAAGTGAAACTGCAGAAGCTGGTGCCACTGCTACTATGCAAGCTTTGATTACAAAAATTAATTTTGTATTCGACGGTGTTACACCCGAAGGCGGCGGCGCATTTGGTGCAACCAACTTCAATCCGCCAAAATTAAACAAATACATCGATGCATTTTTACTTAATGACGGCTGTACTATGGAAAACATTACTATACAAGAGCACGAAAGCTTTGGTGTAGTTCTTGATCCAGACGGACAAATATTAACTAGAAGCCCATACATAGCAAACTGCTCTAACATAATTCAAAGTACAAATACAAAGAGTTTTGCCGGTGGTGCTTATATTGACTCATTTGCTGGAAATATTCCAATTACAATTAGAGGCAACTCTGGCGTGTTTACTGACGAAACTGGATCTGTATCACTTTCAAGTACAGTGCTATGGGTAGAAAGTTCAGATTATGATGTATTAGGTGATAGCACTATTACAACTGCTCAAGGTTTAAAACTTAGAGAACCTCAACTACCTAGTGTATTTTATGTAAACGGTGTAAGATATCAAGTAAACGCATTTAGCAATTATGATCAAGGTTTAGGTAGATGTGTTGTTTATCTAGACAGCAGTACTCCTTATGCAGGAGCAGTTGACGTAGACACTGCAATACAAGCAGGTGGCACAAGGACTGTTGTAATAAACAACTTTGCACAAATAAATGATCTTGGCTATGGAATTGTTGCAAACAATGGCGCACAAATAAATGTATCCGACACTGAAGCTACTTATAACCAAGCAGCATTTTACTCTAAAGACGGTAGTATAGTAAATGTAGGAAACTCAACTGCTACATTTGGTAAATTTGGTCTTGTTGCAGAAGGTGCTGATCCAAATATCATTCCAGATGCTGTCACTTTGTTAGACAACATGATACAACCTGCTAAGGTTTACACAACTTATTTAGGTAACAATACAGAAACAAGTGTAAAGATTTATGATGTTGTGTCAGCACCGAAAGAAGGTAGTATCCTTACTATAGCAACACAAAACGGTGACAGCTCAGACACAGCTTACAATTATAAAATAGACACTGTAACTCAAACTGGCGATACCGGCGGCAACCCAGATATAAGTGCTACAGTATACGAGCTATTTTTAGAAGCTGATGACATATCGAGTAGTGATTTTTACGGTGCACTTCAAACTGCACTAGCTACAGATCAGCTTGTAGAAATTCGTGACAGTAGGCAGTTTATATTTGATAATGTAGCGTCGCCGTCTACGTTGAACACTAAACCTAACACAACAATTACATTCACAGAAAGCACCAATACCGCATACAATAGTGAATTATTTGCAACCACTGACAACTATACAAATAATCTAACTGCAACTCAAACTAGAACACGTTTAGATAAAGGCTTTGAATATATTGAATTAGTCCCAAGCGTTGCAAACACTAATAGTGGTAGAGGTGATGCTGTCGGTGACACTACACTTGCTATTGAAGTCTTAACCGCTGACGATCAAGCAAGAATAGCAACAGGTGGTGTAATTTTTGTTTGGGCTGGTAAAACTCATGAAATTACTAGTAACAGTTATACAGACTTTACTACATATGCTACTATAGATTTTACTGATATTGGTACTGATCTTCATGCACCTAATCCTGCTCCAGGCGCAGGATTAGCAGAATCTGTAAACGAAAATCAACCTAATATATTGTATGCAGGTTTGAAGGCAGCTGCACCTGCAAGTGTAACAGAAAAAACAGCAATTCTAAATTCTGTTGGAACAAAATTTAGCAAGGTCGGAACAGGATCATTTAATGATTCTAACTTCCCTAATTTGATATTAGGCGAACCAATAGACAATTCCGATCCTACTACATTTACAGATTCACCTGCTGCTACAAAAGGCGAAGTGTGGGAACGTACCCAAGGAAGAGTATTCTGGACTAGCACTGACCAATTTGGTGTATTTAGAGTTGGTCAATTCTTTAACATCGATCAAGCAACTGGTACAACTACGATTTCCAGTGGCATTGGTTTGACAAACGCTACAGCACTTGGCTTTACTACAGGTACTACTATTACAGAATTTAGCGTAGACGATGGTTTTGTTGATAACTCAGATGATGCTGTACCTACTGAAAAAGCGATACGTAGGTACATAGATCGTAGACTAGGACTAGATCAAACCGGTGCAAGTGTTACACCTAGCGAAAGACTTCCTGCTACTACCGGTGGTTTCCTACCACTAGCTGGTGGTGTTCCTTTAACTGCAAATCTAGACATGGGTGGTTTTAGAATAGAAGATCTAGGTTCTCCAGCAGCTGGCAATAATGCAGCAAACAAAGATTATGTAGACACAACAGTTGGTACTAGAGACAGCTTCTTTAAATTAGCAGACACTGATATCAACAACACAGTAGCTATAGCAGACAACCATCATATGATATACGACTCTACATTAAGTGCTTGGGTCAATGCACCGTATGATACAGATGTAGCTAATAGTGATTTTGTTGTAACGTTCAACGGCACTTCAAATAAACTAGAAGGACAAATAGCCGCAGGTGCAATTGTAAATGCAGATGTAAACGCATCAGCAGCTATTGATCAGTCTAAATTAAATTTAGATGATGCTACTACCACCACAAAAGGTATTGCAAGTTTTAATGCTGCACACTTTACCGTAACAGCAGGTGCTGTTGATATTTCTGCTAACAGCATAGCTAAAACAGATCTAGAACAAATAGCAACTAACTCTGTATTAGGTAGAACAACTGCCGGAACTGGAGATGTCGAAGCTGTAACTATTACAGATTTACTAACGGCGGGCAATGCAATTGTTGATGGAGACTTTGGGGCATATAACTCAGGTCTTGAAGTTCTTACTAGAACCGCAGCAGCTACATATGGCATTGAAAAAGCAATAGATGAAGGTACTGATGCAAATAGCCTTGTAAGAAGAAATGCAAGTGGTACCATTAGAGCATCATCTTATGTAATAGGCGGTAACCAAACTTACGAAATATTATCTTTAAGTGGTACTACACTTAATTTCAAAACACCAGATCAAGGTGTAATATTCACTGCTCAAGGCAGTTCAAAACCAACAATAAACACGGGCGGCGTAATACGTGTTGGTGATATAGGTGCTTACTCAGAAAGTGTATTCCATGCTGCTAGTAGCTTTGGCACAGGGCAAGCAAGCGAAGAAACAAGTGCTTTAGCTGCTCGTTGGATATATTCAAGCTTTATTGAAGCGCCAGACGAAAAAGATGCTTCGTCTACAGGTATTGCAATAGGTGCTGGGACTGTAACTGACTCTGCTGCCGATACTATTGTTTTAGTTGCTAATGGTGCAACAAAATTAAAGGTTAATAATACAGACATTGAAACTTCTAATAAACTGTCTGTGACTAACAGTACGGCGTCTACAAACACAACTACCGGAGCTGTGATAGTTACCGGCGGCGCAGGTATAGGGGGTGCACTTAACGTAGGATCCACTATTACGGCTGCAACAGGTTTAACTGTTACAGACGGCGACATAACCATGGACACAAGTGCAACCACTGACACTCTTTACACACGTAGTATATCAACTAGTGGGGATGCTGTCACTGGCTTAATAACTGGTAATTGGTCATTAACCGGCAGTTCAAGATTCGAAGCAACTTATGCTGACTTAGCTGAATACTACGAAGCTGATGCTGAATACGAAGTAGGTACTGTTATGATACTTGGTGGCGAAAAGGAAGTTACACAATCAACTGAACATAATACAAATAAAATTGCTGGCGTAATTTCAAATACAGCAGCATTTACAATGAATCAAGATTGTCCGGGAATTGCAGCGTGTATAGCCTTAGTTGGTAGAATTCCTGTAAAGGTAATTGGCAAAGTTAGCAAAGGTGACATGCTGGTAGCTAGTGCTATTTCTGGTTATGCTATTGTTGAAAAAGATCCTAAAATAGGTACAGTAATAGGCAAAGCCATAGAAGATAAGAAAGACGACAGCAAAGGTTTAATCGAAGTCTTAGTGGGAAAACTATAAATATATATAATAAGGAAAAATAATGGCAAATAGATATCCGCTAACACTAGATACATCAGATGGACAAATTAAAGAGCTTCCTAACGGTGATAACTTAAATCTTACCGGTAACAGTATTGTAGGTGTATTAGATGTAACAGCACAAGGAACACTAACCGCAGCAACCATTGATGCGGCAAATATAAACATCAATAATAATCCACTAGCAGAAGTAGCTACGTCAGGTGATTATGACGACTTATTAAATAAACCTTTAAACCTAAGCCAATTTACAAACGATAGTAACTTTGTGTCAAGTGGTGCTAATATCAGTTTATTAACAAATGATGCAAATTATTTAACAAGTGCTTCATGGTTAACACTTACAAATAAACCAGTAACTGTAGCTGAATTAGGATTAGTAGACGGAGTATCAACAAGTACGCCAGTAAGCTTTTTGCCAAATGATGCAGGCTATGTAACAGCTAGTGAATTAGAATCTGGTATAATATCAGTTAATTCAACAGGAGATGTAAAAGGTTCAGTATTTGGCGACGATAGTACAATTCTTGTTGACGGGGTATTATCTAGTATTAATTTAGATGGCACTATAAGAGGAAACATAGTGCCGTATGTCGACGTTGCTTACTCAATAGGTACACCTGTAAATGAATTTGCTAATGTATATGCTGCAAACTTTACTGGAAATTTACAAGGAAGTGTGTTTAGTGACGATAGCACTACACAAATTATTGACGCTTTTAATAGTATAGTAACTGCAAGTAATGTTACAATAACTTTACCAAACAGTGCAGCTATACTAGATTTAGTATATGATGGCTCGGTACCTGATACTGATACACTTCAAGCAGCGATTAAGGTATTTGAAGGTCCTACGCTTACACATGGAATCTTTTTTGGTCAAGATGCATTAACATTGATTCCCGATGTGGTTGCGAATGTTGGTTTAAAATTATTTCCTGATCGGATAGTATCGTCTGGTTTGGGTTTTAAAATAGATCCAACCGATATAAATAACCTGTCTGCTCCGATCGAAGCGTTAGAAGTTGTAGGTAATGCAAAAGCTGATATATTTAAAGGTGATTTAATAGGAAGTGTTTTTGCTGAAGATAGTTCTCCTATTATAGATGCTACTGATGGATCATTATATTATGCTCCAACAACGCCAAGTGACTGGAACGGTACTGCTCCAACAACTGTAGGTGCAGCATTAGATAGACTAGCTACTTTAGTCAAAACATTAAATGGCGGCACAGGAGCTTAAGGGAGAAGTAAATGGCTTTACAAAATATTAATATAGGAAATATTGCTAACGACGGTACTGGCGACAGTCTACGTATAGCTTTTGATAAAGTCAATAAAAATTTCCTAGATATAGAAGCAAGATCTACAATTCAAGTCGAAGCTGAAAATTTGGGAAACGGGTCTGGTGTATTCTATAACAAAGAAAATGGTGTTTTATATTTCAAATCTTTAGTAGCAGGAAATAACATCACATTAACGCAATCTCCAACAGAAATCGTAATTAATAGTGCAGAAAATTTTACAATACAATCTGATAATAATGCAGTAAATATTTCAGGAACAGGAAAGTTTTTTGGCGTAAAGGGATCTAGCAATATCAATACAACACTTGTTGGTCAAGATATGACAATAACTGTTGACGGTACAAATCTAGTAGCACTAGATCCAGCACCACAACTAAGCGGTAACTTAGATGCAAATAATAATGATATTACAAATGCTAATAATATTATATCCAACAATTTTACAGGCAACTTAGTTGGAACTGTTAACGGTGTAAACTTTAACGAAACGCTATTTAATTTAGACTTTGGTACTACTATTCCAAGTGTAACAACTGGCACTGAATACGTTATTGCTTTTACTAACATAGATTATGGTTCTATTATTACACCTGCTAATATAAATAGTGACTTTGGCTCGTTCTAAATCCTAATAAATACATTAGGAGCGGAAAATGCATATAGATCAAATATGGACTATTAAGTCTGGTAATACTTTAGCAACCCTTAATGAAAATGTTACAACTGCTATTGATTTGCCTATATCTGAGTCAACAGCTACTATTTCTGTTATAAGTGGAAAACTTCCTAAAGGGCTCAGATTAGAAAATCAGCAAATTAAAGGCACACCTGCAGAAGTTGCTTTTGAAACAAAAAGTAGATTTGTGTTAAGAGCTGAATACAATAACAAGATATACGATAGAACATTTAATATTATTGTACAAGGTTCTGATGTGCCAGTTTGGGTAACGCCGCCTGACTTACTACCTGTTGGTGAAAATGATACCTATTATGTACTAGACAATGCTTTTGTTGACTTTCAATTAGAAGTTGACGATCCTGATATTAAAGCCGGCCAACAACTAGAGTATTTTATACCTGCAAAAGGTGGTCAATTGCCGCCAGGATTAACATTAACTAAAGATGGTAGAATAACTGGTATTGTAGATCCTATACTTGCAATAGAGAAATCAATGACAGGCGGTTACGATATTGGTCCTTTTGATTACGGTGTAAACACTGTATATGATTGGTTTGTACAATATGCTACTTCAGGTAGCGGCTTTGATAGTTATTTTTATGATTTATTTGAATACGATTTAAGTTTTCCAGGAAGAGCGCCAAAAAAACTAAACAGATACTTTTCATTTGAAGTAAACGTGTCTGATGGCGAACATGTTGTCACTAGACTATTTAGAATATTTGTTGTAGGAGACGATTTCTTTACTGCTGATGTTACAACTATGCAAGCAGGTACTGGTACATTTACTGCTGATGTAACAAATTTAAGAAAACCTTATTGGCTCACTCCGAGTAATTTTGGATATAGGCGAGCAAACAATTATATACATTTGCCATTACAAGTTATTAACAATGAAACGTTTGATGGGTTAGTTTGGTTTAGATTAGAAGATGTTAACGATGATAATACTCCTAGTGTATTGCCGCCTGGCTTAGGACTTGATTTTAGAAATGGTTTTATTATAGGTAGAACACCTTACCAACCAAAAACTACACAAGAGTATAAATTTACTGTAACAGCAACTAGAGTCAAGTTTGATTCTGAGCGTGTAGAACTTCAGCAAACTGCATTTGAAAACACCGCTAAAGGTGCTGCCTTTCTAAAAATCAACAAGACAGAAAAAGTAAATGAACAAAATTTAGTTGGCAGAACTTTCACTATACAAGGGTTTACTTACAAAATATTTGCAGCTGATTTTTCTAATTCTGAATATGAATTGCTTACATTAACTGGTCCTACGCAAACTAATATTGTAAAAGGCACGCAGGTTAATTTAGGTATTTTTGACCTTACAGAACCTGAAGAGGCAACATCTACAAAAACATTTACTGTGACTCTAATAGGCGAAGTCAATAGTGAAATCAACTGGATTACTGATAGCAATCTTGGTTCATACGGCGCTAACTATACAAGTTTACTTAAGGTAGAAGCAAATACACTAAATAAGTCTTCTAGTTTGATTTATTCGTTACAGTCTGGAAGTCTGCCACCGGGCATGAAATTAAATTACACTGGAGAAATTTTCGGCAAGGTTGCTAGTTTTGGCCCAGTTGATCAGCAAGGACTAAGTGTAATTGACGGTGGCACGACAACTTTTGATAACAATACTACTAGATTAGATAGAATATTTAAATTTACTGTTGCTGTTAAAGATCTCTATGGTTACAATATTAATACTAGAGAATTTACAATAACTATAGATGATCCTAATGATAAAGAGTTTAGTAACATTTGGTTAACACCGTTGTTTAATAAATCTGATAAAGACTTTTATCAAAACTTAAAAAACAATAATGAAATTTTTGATTACAATAGTATTTTTAGACCAAACGATCCTAATTTTGGCATTCCAAATGATGTCAAAGTTTTATTATATAGTGGCATTGAAACTAGAAATGTACAAGAATATATCAGTGTATTCAATCTTTATGGAAAAAGAAAACAATATAAAATTGGTCAAATAAAGACTGCTATAGCAAAAGAGTTAGGCACGCAAAATATTCTTTATGAAGTAGTATACGCAGAAGTAATTGATTCTAATATGCCAAAAAAAGGCAAAACACGAAAGATTTACACTCATTTAGATCACACACCTTTGATTATTAATGATGCACATTATGATAATGAAGATGAATTTTATGACAGTGATCCCTATAAAATTAAAATTATTACTAGAGATGAAGATAATCCTACTTATAGTTTTGAGTTTAGAGGATTTTTCACTATAGGCTTAAGAGATCAAGAAGACTTTATATATTACCTTACAGATAGAATTCCAGTTACTACTGCATTAAATAATACTGTACTAATAGAAATTGAGGTCGGAGCTAACACAAATTATAAAATACGTCCTAGATTTGAAAATGTTATTACTGTTGATTTTGATTTATATTCAGCTGATAGTACTATAAAAAATAAAAAAACTATCAGCAGTATAAAAAACATGCGTGACGGCATACTTGCTTTGGGCGAAACTGAAAAAGACTTTTTACCGTTGTGGATGCAAACACCACAAGATACAGTCGCAGAATTAGGTTATGTACCTGCAATAGTATTATGTTATTGCAAACCTGGTACTAGTGCAAGTATACTAGCAAAGATTAACAAAAACAAAATAGATTTAAAAGATTTAAATTTAGACATCGATCGTGTTTTAATTGACAATACAGAAGCATATGATGAAGATCAGTACATCGTATTCCAAAACAAAGAATACGTAGTATGATAAATATTATGGAGATTTATAATGGCAAGTAATATTACCGCTACAACAATAGATGCAGATTATCCAGTTGCAGGGCAAGACAACGATAGTCAAGGATTTAGAGATAATTTTTCTCTAATAAAAAATAGTTTACTATCTGCAAAAAGTGAAATTGAAGATTTACAGAACAACACTATAAAAAGTAACCAATCTAACGATTATAATAATTTACTACAAACAAATCTACAACTTGATACCTGGACCGAAACTATAATAGATAAGGGTACTATAGGAGTTGATACAACAATAAACTGGGACGATGCTCCTTATCAAATTATTACATTAACTGATAGTATTACTCTAACGCTTTCTAGATGGCCTGCTTCGCCTCAATTAGGTAAACTTAGATTGCAGATACTAAGCAATTCAGGTGGTCCATATACAATTAATTTCGTAGCAGGCAATGGCGGAGTGCTTAAAACAAACAGCTCGTGGCCAGATCCATTTACAATTAATAGTACAACAGATCCTATTATTGTTGATTTTTGGACAAAGGATAATGGCGTGTTAGTATTTGGTGATTATCACGGAACTTACGATTAATGGCAATAAATCCTTTGCTTGATAATTTAAGTGAATTATCGGAAGAACAACTGTTAGATATTGTAAACGATTTATCTAAAAAATATTTTATAGCTAGTAGCAATCCACAAGTCCAGGGGTTGCTACTAGAAAATTTAGAAATTTATAGATCTGAATTACATGTAAGACAATCACAAAATCGTCAAGCAGGCGACGATAATGGACTTGACAATTTAATCAATATAGATTAAAATAAAATATGCTTATGAAAACTGACAATCTTGGTGTGCCTCGTTTCACCAATCAAAATCTTATCGATATGATTTACAGCGGCGATGCTGCTAAATGTCATATTGTATTATGTGATCCAAGTGACGATCTAGATAAATTTAGCGCTGCGCTAGAAGAGCAAGGCGAACCGCCTCTTAACATGTATATTCCATTAGACATAGACAAAAACACGTTTGACAAAGCATGTCAAAATGAATGGTTAATGCCTGATGAATATAAGGATATTAACATATGTGCGTTTATAGATGACCGATTAGTAGAGATGGGCTTAGCTGAGCGGTTTGAAATTTGGCCTCCTGAAGCATATCGAGCACACGAAGAACTTGAGGAGTTTAGAAAGCATGGAATGACTGATCTGCTACGCTACATGATTTATCTTGTAGATTTTATGCGAGAAAACAAAATTGTATGGGGCGTAGGAAGAGGTAGCTCCGTAGCTAGTTATGTGCTATATTTAATAGGTATACATAAAGTAGACAGTTTTAAACATAATTTAGACTACAAAGAATTTCTAAGATAAGTAATATACACGGAGTATAAAATGGGTAAGAAATATATTAGTACAAAAACCTACAGACAGATTGCACCTTGTGCATATCGTCAATGGCGAGCAGACAGTCACTGCAATCTAGTACACGGCTATGCATTTTCGTTTCATTTTGAATTTGAAACTGATGATTTAGATGCTCGTAACTGGGTTGTAGACTTTGGCGGATTGCGCCCACTCAAAGACAAACTTGAAGAATGGTTTGATCATACACTGCTAGTTGCACAGGATGATCCGCAGCGTGAACATTTGCTTAAACTGGGCGAGCTAGGTCTTGCAAAGATTACAGAAGTAGAAAAGACTGGTTGCGAAGGTATTGCTGAATTCCTATACGAATACATTAATACTATTTTCTTACCAAGCTGGGAACCAGGCGAGCGTGTTTGGTGTTCTAAAGTGGAAGTCCGTGAAACAGATGCTAACATGAGCATGCGTGTTGGTCATAGAGAAGACAACGAGTTTGACTAGGAGAGTTAAATGGTAGCAAAAAATCCAAAAAGAATTGAACATAGAACCATGCGTGGTAAAGTCATTAACATGGATCAATTAAGAGAAAAACACGGCTTAACCCCTGCTGTAGGCAATATGAAAGTAAACGCTAGAGGTGATGAATTAGGCAAAGGCGGCAAAATTATTCGTACTCGAGAAGAGGTTATGGCTGACTATTATAAAAATAACGATGCAGTTATTGCCGAAAAGAAATCAACTTTAAATACGCCCGACGACGGAGAAGAATAATAAATTATGAAAAAATTTAAATCAAAAGTAAAAGCTATCGGTGACAAGGTACTTGTTTCAGATATGGACTTTGGTGAACAGAAAACCAAAGGTGGTTTAATTATTTCAAGCGACGATGGCAAGAGTCGCGGAGTACACGCACGCTGGGGTCGTGTATTTGACAAAGGTCCACGCAACAAAGATGATTATGAAATTGGTCATTGGGTGTTAATCGAACACGGCCGTTGGACACGGGGTGTTGACTTTGAAAATGACGAGTTTACAGGGACTATTCGAATGGTGGAAAATTCTGCTATTTTGGGATACAGTGAAACTAAACCTGATGATTATATTTTTGGTGAAGAATTTAATCACGGTGACAGCTACACACCTAGTGAGTTTGTAACTTCGTCATGAGAATTTTCAACAAGAAAAAATTAAAATCCCCCGGTGTAAGGGTTAGGCTTGAAGACAAAAAGTTTAATCCTTACGAACGCAAAAATAGTGATAGTATGTCCGAAGTAGAAAAAATGGATAAGGGATTTAACGGATCAACTTATTCTATCAACGGACTTGATATTGATTTTTAATTGACTTTGTGTAATACTTTTGCTATAATCATTAGAGTTAAAAGTAATTACACAAAGGACTAAAATGACTAATATAGTAGATCTAAACAAATACAAAGAATTTGTAGATGCTGTGACCAGCAACGAATCTAAATCTGTTGTACAAATGTATAATCGCATGGTTGACATGGATACAGGTATAGATGGTGCAGAAGTAAACAGCGCACGTCTTGTTACTGGTGCTATTGGCTTAGCAAGCGAAGCAGGCGAGTTTGCTGAGATTGTCAAGAAAATGATCTTTCAAGGCAAGCCTTGTGATGAAGAAACTGTTTTTCATATGAAGCGTGAACTAGGTGACATTATGTGGTATTGGGTCAATGCTGTAAACGCAATTGGCGAGGATCCCAACGAAGTAATTGCTGAAAACGTCCGCAAACTGGAAGCACGTTACCCTGGTGGTAAGTTTGATGCTTTCTACAGTGAAAACCGCAAAGACGGTGATCTGTAGTAAGTGAGTGGTCAACGTAGATTTTTAAAGTTATGGGCTCGAACTGTAGGAATGCCAATTGGCATAACCGACGACGACAAAC